GAAGACGATGCCGCGCAGACCCGCCAACGATTCAACGATAAGATAGTCCACTATCAGCCTGACGGCACCGTAAATAAAAACTGGGTTGACTACCACGACTGGTTCAAGAACCATCCGGAATAAAACATGGACAGCAACGGCGCAGCACAAGACATTGCGGCAGGCGGCACGCCGACTCCGGAGCCGATGAGCCCCTCGGAGACTGGCGCGAAAGTCCTGCAATCAGCCACGTTGGGGTTCGGCGCGGACGCCGCTGGCGCCGCTTTTGGTAAGCCCGTCGAAACGTCAATCCGCAAACTCGCGCAGCAGTATGACGACAAGCATCCGTTGGCCGGGATCGCGATCGATCTTGCTACCGCTACTGCCTGGTCGGCTGTGCCGGGCATTGGCGAAGCCAACGACGTGGCTAAAGTGCCGGGGCTCCTTGCGCGCGGCGCGAAACTCACAGAGGGTATGGTGGGGCGCACTGCCGTTGGCGCGGGGGTAGGCGCAGCGGCAGGCGCGGGCGCGGGGGGCGATGCTGCTGCGCGCGGTAAGCATGCGGGCGAAGGCGCACTGGAAGGCGGTCTTGCGGCAGCAGGCCTTGGAGGCTTGGGCAAATTCGTTCTAAAGCCTGTCTTCGACCACATGGGGTTCTCGCAGGCAAAGGAAGCCGCCGATGCAATTCAGGCTGCGCTCAAGAAAGAAAAGAAGAGCATCGCAGGCCTGGACGATTTCATGCAGAAGAACCCCAATGCGCGAATCGCGGACTACTCGCCCAAAGTTGCGGATCTGGTGACCAAGGCCGTTTCTACGGGTAACGACGCCGCTCGCGCAGCGCAGAAAGCCGTAGTGCAGGACGCTGCGCGCCAGAAGACCCGGATAGCGCAGGAAGCGCAACCGATGCTGAAACTGAAGAACGATATCCGCGATGAACTGAACGACCTCGGTAAAGACCGGGACGACAAGTACAACTTTGCGCACACCGAGATCGCGCCGCTTACCCCGGAATTGCAACAGGTTCTAAACTCGCCAAGCGTGAAGCCGCACTTCGATGCTGCCGTAACCAAACTTGCGCAAGACAAGGCCATGCCAGCTAGCGCGATGGGTAAGAAGGCCGCAATCGTACCGAAGTACAACGTCAATAAAGAAATTCCGAATTACATTCTGGACGAAACACAACGGGGTATCGAAGGCGCGATCAAAGAAGGAACGGGTACCGATACATCAGGCCTGATGGCTGCGCGCGCGATGATCAACCGTTCTGCCAAGCCGTCACTCAGCGACGCACAGATGGCCGCAGCGCGCGCACAGAAAGCGCAGGATGCGCAGGACTGGGGTTTTAAATATGCAAAGGGTCTGAAAGCTGCACCTATCGATGAGTTCCGCGCGATGGGGCCGGCGGAGCAGAAGTATGCTCAATTAGGTATCGCCAACGGACTGGAAGGCTACTTACACGATACTCGCCGCATGAGTGAAGGCCAGTTGCGCGATCTTGCGAACTACGTAAAAGACCCGGCCATCGTGGAGGCGCTCGGTAAGCGGAACGCTTCTCAGGCCTCGGCGATCTTTCGTAAAGAAGCAGACCGCGCGAAGACGAACCGGCAAATGCTCAATGGCGTTTCTGGTCGCGCAGACTATACCGAAATGGCTTCGGAAAACGCGGCTGCGCACATCGGCAACGTGGCGGCGAAGAGTGTCATACCTGCCGGGGGTACGCTATTGCGGCTCGCCAATAGCCTTGGCATGCCTCAGTCACGCGCTAAGATTATCATTGACATCGCAGCGAAGCCCGGCGGTCTCGAACGGCTGAAGAAATCAGGTGTAAGCCCCGGCGTGATCAATAAAGTAGCGAACGCTCTGAAGCTCAAAGGCGCGGTGCCAGGTTCAGTGACACAAGCCGGGCGCCCGCAGGGCGACACGGACTGATCATTGACAAAGCAGGATCAGGACTAGCACGACAAGAATTGCGCCTAACATGATGGTTCTCCGGTTATACGACGAGTGAATGTAGAACTTTGACGTAGATGCGGCACGCGATCCAGATGGCATGTCCTAAGACGAAGCAAAAGGTCCACGTGATGGCGCATACGATCAGCATCTCTGCAACGTGGTCCAGAAGGTAATCTAGCTTCGTGTATCCAGCAAATGCCTGCTGACCGCAAAAGTAGAAGGTGAACGGAATCAGAAGCAGGAAACTGCTGAAAGCTATAATGCGGGTCACGGTTTGCTCCTTGCGTTGGTCTACCGAATTATAGCAATTGCCGAAAGGATATCAAGTGAAAGTTTTAGTGATCGACCAGATCGGCCTCAGCCTTGATTTCTGCATGCGCTGCCTCGACGCGGGGCACGATGTGCGCCTGTGGGTCAAACCGTCCGAGACGAACAAGCGCATGGTCGAAGTGGGTGACGGCATCGTGACGAAAGTCAAAGACTGGCGCCCCAGCATGCAGTGGGCGCAGCTCATAGTTACGACCGACAACTCTTCACTGATGGCGGAACTGGCCCCCTATCAGGCAAAGGGGTATCCGATCTTCGGAAGTAACGTCAAAGGCGCTGAGCTGGAACTGAACCGGCAGAAAGGGCAGGAAGTCTTCAAGAAGTCCGGCATCAAAGTGATGGAAGGCACTGAGTTTCGCGACTACGACAAGGCAATCGAATTCGTAAAGAAGAATCCAGAGCGCTGGGTTTCCAAACCTAATGGCGATGTCGACAAGAGTTTATCGTACGTCTCCGAGTCGCCGCGCGACATGATATTCATGCTTGAGCGCTGGAAGAAAGAAAACCCTCAGAATCAAGGCTTCATCCTGCAAAAATTCCGTAAAGGGATTGAAATTGCAATCGGCGGCTACTTCGGGCCTAAGGGATGGGGTAAAAATTACCTTCTCAACTTCGAGTTCAAAAAGTTGATGCCAGGGGAGCATGGTCCAGCCACGGGGGAGCAAGGAACTGTGATGAAGTACACACAGGACTCGCCGCTTGTGGACAAGCTACTCACGCCGCTGACTTCCTACCTGCACTCCGTTGATTATCGCGGCTATTACGACATGGCGGCCATCCTGGATGACGACGGTATTCCATGGCCGCTCGAAGCCACTAGCCGCCCGGGGTGGCCTTGCAACATCATCGCCCAAGCGTTGCACATGGGCGACCCCGCGCAGTGGATGGCCGATCTACTGGCCGGCGAAGATACGCTCGAAGTCCTCGATGAGATCGCCGTGGGCGTTGTTGTCACTATCGGGGACTATCCTTTTACCGTTTACACTGGCCGCGACTTCAGCGGGTACCCGGTCTATGACGCGGAACCGCTCGTGACGGAAGACATTCATCTGTGCGAAATGAAAATGGGTAAGGCTCCGGACGATGAAGGCAATCTGGTTCCGACGCCTGTCACCTGCGGCGATTACGTGCTGGTGGCGACGGGCACTGATTATTCGGTCACTGGCGCACAGATGCGCGCGAATCGCGCCATGCGTAAGGTGGAAATCCCGCTCTCTCCCGGTTGGCGCGATGACATCGGTGAGCGTCTTAAGACCCAACTTCCCAAGCTCCAGGAGTTGGGGTACTGCGCCGACTGGAAATACTAATGGCTAATAACACCTTTTCCACGCCGCCCGATCCTAAAACGGGATTCGAGTCTCCTGCATGGCAAGGGTGGTTCTTCAGCCTGTTTTCACGGTTTGCATTGAAGGGCAGTTACACGGTAGCCACGTTACCGGGTGTGTCACCAACGGCACCAAACGGGCCTCCGCCGGGTGTTATTGCCTACGCGAGCAATGGCCGGAAGGTGGGCGAAGGTGCGGGGTCCGGGACAGGGGTCCCGGTTTACTATTCTAACGGCGCATGGCGTGTCTTTAGTACTGACGCGCCAGTAAGTGCCTAACGCGCGGGGGCGTGTGGTGGACATGATGAGCAATCACGTTACAACCGGGGGCGGACCATCCCCGGAACAGCTTTACGAAATGAAAGCGCAACTCAATGCTCAGGATCGGGAGATCAAAGACATGCGCGCGGACATGAGGGAAATCAAAAACGACATTCGCGATTTGCTGGCAATCGCGAATAAGGGTCGCGGGGGCCTGTGGATGGCAGTGTCGTTCGGAAGCCTTGTCGGCGGCGTCGCTACCATCTTCGTAGAGTTATTTGCGAAGGGGCACTGATGTGAACCAGAATTTGCAATATACCGGTCAGGCATTGACGGAACAGTTCGAGGGTTGCGAGCTCACCGCCTACCAGGACTCGGGCGGCGTCTGGACTCTAGGCTACGGCCACACCGCTGGCGTCACGGAAGGTATGGCATGTACGCAGGCGCAGGCAGAAGCGTGGCTCACGCAGGACATCCAGTGGGCCGTGGCCGTCGTCAACGATCTCGTCACTGTCCAGTTGACTCAGGGCGAGTTTGACGCGCTTGTCGATTTCGTATTCAATGTCGGCAGCGGCAGTTTTGCGAGTTCCACGATGTTGCGGATGCTTGACGCCGGCAATTTCGCAGGAGCCGCAGACCAGTTCGCGCGCTGGGATCTGGCAGGGGGCCAGGTGGTTGCCGGCTTGTTGCGCCGTCGCATTGCCGAAGAAGGAGAATTCAATGAGTAAGCAGACAACCGAATTCCTGGGCGCGGCTGCTGTAGGCCTGTTTATCACCTGGGTTGTACTGGTCGCAAACAGCGTCCAGAATTCCGCTGAACTCATCGCTTTCATCAAGTACGCGCTAGTCTGGATCGGCGCCCATCTCATCGCAAAGGAACCACAATGAAACGCATTCTTCTCGGCTGTGCAATCGCTCTCACTCTTGGCGCCTGTTCATCGGCGCAACAGGCTAGTCTGAACACCACGTTGCAAAACGTGAACCAGACGAACCTGATCGCGCTTCAAACGATCAGCAACGGTTGCAAGATCGTTCAGCCGACGCTCGCCGCTGCCGGTGCTGCAAGCCCGGATGTCGCGGCTGCGGCTGCTGTGAACGGCGTCGTGTGCGCTACGGCTGACGTGGCAACAAGCGCGGCCAGTGCCGCCGTGGCAGCGCAGGCCGCAAGCGCTGTTCCGGCAAAATGACGCCATACGATTACGCCCTGATCGCGAACGAAGCCTATTCCGCTGATCCGGATATCGGGGAGGAGGACACGGCTTCACGCGCGCTCGTGCGTACGACGCCGGACGGTTTGTGCATCGCGTTTCCCGGCACGAACAATCTGGCGTCGTGGATAGCGGATCTGGACGCCGTCATGGTTCCGGTGGACGGCATCGGCCACGTGCATGAAGGATTCTGGAATGCGTGGCTTGCGATTTCAGCCAAGGTACTCGACACGATAGGCGATCAGCCGGTAACGCTGGTCGGCCATTCGCTGGGCGCCGCTATCGCGGTCGTGGCTGCGGCAATGCTGACCGCAGCCGGCAAACCGCCGATCGCGGTTTATGGTTTCGAACCCCCGCGTGTAAGTTCGGATACGAGCATCCAGAACTTGCTCGCCGGGGTTCCGCTCTGGCTTTACAAAAACGGCAACGACCTGGTGCCGGACGTGCCTTGGGGTTGCTACCACGGGGGCGCACTGCGCGATATCGGCAAACCGCTATTGCCGATTCCGAATGTGCAGGACCATATGATGACGCGGGTTATTTTGGCTCTATCCGGAAGTTAGTCATCTTGATCGTCTCGCCGCATTCCAAGTCGGGGAAGTCCGGATCTTGTTCCTGGATGAATCCGCTGCGATTGCAGTCGCATCCGTAATTCCCACCATCGAACATATAGTCAACAGCGTCTGGGGTGTCTAATTCCATTTCGAAGGGGTAAGTCTTCCCGGCGTAATGGAAATTCATCTTGGCGATTACGGTCACGATTCCACCCTTGCCCTTCCAAGTGCTTCGCGAGCATCGTCGCGCGTCTTGCTGTCCACCTGAAGCCCCAGGTCATCCATCGCCAGAAATCGCTCGATGAAAGCCTTCATCGCGAAAATGGCGGCTACGTCGCCGCGCATTGAAGGCGCCTCTTCGCGCAGCGGGGCGTACAGGTGCGCTGTCGCCTGGGCTGCTGCGGCTTGGCCTTTTAGGTGGATAACCATCGGTTCCGCTTGCCTCAACTTATTGAACTCCAGAGCGTGATTCGCAACTTGCTGTTCAAGATTTACGATTCGTTGCAGGTGATCATTAAGCTTGGTCAGGGCGAACTGTATCTGCCCGCGCGCTACTTTATCTTCCATCATTTTCTCCTCAAAGGGTGTTACCCGGGTGAAGCTTGCGCTTCAAATTGACATACGCTTGGTGCGCTTCCTCTGCGGTATCGTAAGTTCCACCGTAGACGGTTTTACCGGCGTTCGTGAGAACGGCACGGAAGCGTCCGCTAGGAACTTGCGAAACACCTTGCACACCAACTATGTTTCGTTTTGTCACTCTGCGGCGGTTTTGCTGATTAATGCTCGGTGTGGCGTCTCGCAGGTTATCGAAACGGTTATTGGTTCTCACACCATCTCGATGATCGACCTCGAACTCCGGTAGTTTTCCCGCGCCAAGGGTGTAACACACGCGGTGCACGTAGTACCCCTGCTTTCGGAACATGGTCAGCAGATACCCATCTTTTTCACGTAAACTGCCCGCGATATCGCCGGCCTTAACACGACGTGAAGGCCTGATCTTCCAACGGAGAATTCCGGTAGCAGGATCGTAGGTGAAACACGCTTGCAGTAGTTCAAGATCCACTATTGTCTCCGTTTCATGGCAGCCATTAGCACCTGTTGTACCGAAGCCTTGCTCTCAAGCCGCTCCAGCACGTCGAAATCCACCGTGTCGTTCGCCAGTATGTAATGGATGAATACCGGCCTGTCGTGCCCCGCCTGCGCCTGCCTGGTCGGGCCTATCCGCTCGATGATCTGCTGGTGTTCTTCCAGATTCCAGTTCACCGAGAAAAAGACCAGAATATTCCCTCCGTCCTGCAAATTAAGACCGTGACCAGCAGAAGCAGGATGAGCAAACATAACCGGAATTTTCCCCGCGTTCCAAGCTCTAATAGTTTCTGGATCGGAATCAAGCACGCGGCCGCGAGGAAAAGCGGCAGCAAGACGATGAAGATCGTGACGGAAATGATATGCAACGAGGACTGGTGCCCCGCCCGCTTCTTCGATGATGTCATCCAAGGCCTGAATTTTTGCATCGTGAACCTCCGTCCAGTTTCGCTGTTCATCGGTATAGATCGCGCCGTTCGCCAGCTGGAGGCACTTCTGCGTCTTGCTGGCCGCGTTCAGCGCTTCCACTTCCGTCGGCCCGAGATGCCCCTCCAGCTCCAGGAACATTTTCTTTTCCATGTCCCGGTACTGCTGCCTCGCCTTGTGAGGCAGATCCACAACTATCCGGTTCGTGATCGGCTCTTTCAGGTCGAAATAGTCCTTCGCATCCAAGCTCAAGCAAACGTCCGAAATCAGGCTTTGTATTTCCTTCTGTGAATGTTCCATCGGGTCCATCCCGAAACCATCGTAACTGGCCCGAAACCACCGCTGCGAAAAGGCGGAGTATGATTTCCCTAGTCTCTGGCCGCCATCTACGAACCACATCGGGCCCCAAAGATCTTTCAAGCCATTGGGTGCCGGGGTCCCTGTCAGTCCTATCCATCTCTCCACCTTTTTGTGTGCGACTTCCGCAAGCGCCTTGGCGCGCTTTGTACCCTGGCGCGTGCGGAAGCCTTTCAGTTTCGTTACCTCGTCCGCAACGATCGTCTTGAACGGCCACGGGCGAGGGTTGTACTTGAACCAGTCTACAAGCCACGGGATGTTCTCGTAGTTGATCGTGAAGATCGCCGAATCTTCCCTAAGGGCTTGTGCTCGTTGCTCCGACGATCCGACGATCGGAGTAACAGGTAAGTCCATTTTCCACTTCTTAACTTCATCGGGCCACGTGCTTTGCGCAACGCGTAGCGGAGC